GGAATATCTTCAGTAATCATCTTAGTCCAACCTTTGAAATCACGAAACTCACTATGATAAACAGGAGGCATGTAATCCTTAACTTCTTTGGTTACTTCATCGTCGCCAACCATGAAATAATCTTCGTCGTTTTTGGTAATCATAAAATAACTAGATGGTTTTATCGCTCGGGCTTCAACGATTAAAGGTGTGTCAGCAGTACCGTTATTAACAACCGATACTTGGTCTGAAATCGCAGTATTTTTATTTCCTGTTACTGAATATTTGTAAGGGTCTGTTAGTACTACTTTGATAGTGAACTTCACTGAACCTCTTGGGTTTTTCGGTAATTTTAATGGTCCATCAAAGTATGCAAACCAATACCAGTTTTGAGATTTGAATTTAAGTTTTTTCGGCTTTAAATTGTCAATATCAAAAAATTCAACTAACTGTTCCAATATATCGTCATGCGTTTTTTGTCCACCTGGCGCCAAGACTTCATTTCTAATTATTAGAGGTAATTCAAATTCGATATCATTTAGATAACGAGCTTTAGCAATAGAACCTGTTCTACCTTTCACACTTTCTTTTTCAGTAACAAAATTAAAAGAGGGTATCTCAAACCCTCTTTGTACAACTAACCATTCAATGGTTTTATTGTCTATTTGAATTGTATCTTGCATTAGATTATCGTGCCTCCTCTTCTAAATCTAACTCTTGTAGATTCGTGACGCTCTCGTTTATCGATAGAATTATTTACCTCATCTTCAAACACATACTTATTAATAACTGGTTCGTAATCCTTATCTGCAATAACTTGATTAGACTCAACCAAACTAACCAAACAATTAATAACCGCATCCAGTTTATTCTCCAATGTATGAATATAGTTTGTATCACTATTACTTATACTTGGATTTGGTAAGTTGTTTGGTCGCTTATTTTTAGAGCGGTTATCAATATCGTTAGCAGCTAAAGCTAATAATTTGTGTGCTTCGTTCGCTCTACTTGGATCAGTAGGTATTATCCACTCTGGATATCCTTCTTCCCCTAAGTGGTACAATCCGTTATAGACTTTGCCACCAGTAGCATATGCGTAATCACCAGCGCGTTTGAACGCAGCTCTCCATGAGCCTGTTCTTGGTACCCATTTACCCACAATATATCTCATAGCCGATATAGCTTGATGAGTTGGGTTGAGAGGATTATTGTAACCCGACTTTGCGTACGCTCTAAATGAAGGATCTATCATTTGGAACATACCTCTTGAAGGTATACCAGCTCTTGCGTTGCTATCCCAATTATTGACTGCATTAGCTGTATAATTGGACTCACGACTCGCAACACGCATCATCTCGTTAGTAATCCAACTCGCCTTATACCTTCCTCCTAAAATATTTTGAGCAGCCTTAATAGCTCGTCTAGCATTAGCTGCACCATTACCACCGGGTGCACTTTTGCCGCCCCCATTATTCTTTCTTAACCACGGTAACGGGTCTCTATGTCTTCCATTCCAACGCATCTCATAATGTAAGTGAGGTCCTGTACTAAACCCCGTATTCCCCGATATACCAACAGTCTGGCCGACCCTAACTTGTTGACCAGTTTTAACTTTATATTTAGATAAATGTGCATAAATAACTTCTAAGGCGCCCTTTACAATTTTTACCCATTTTCCATAACCACCATTATGAAAAGGCATAACTTGTGCTCTACCATTAATGGTTGATGGAACAGGTTCGTAAATGTAATCAAAATCCAGACCTTCATGGAATGGGCGTCCGGTTTCTCGTGTATAAGCAGCAGTGTGACCGTATAAGTAACGTAATTTACTCATATCTAATACACCGCCATCACCCGACTCTGCGAAAGCATCCTCAAGCCACTTGATTGCACTTTTCTTAATCTTAGACCATGCAGCTTTTGTTATATCGCCAGCAATACCCATACCTTTAGTTAGAGAACTGAAATCAATTCCAAACGCTTTGAGCACATAATTTAAAAGCTTACCCGGATTATCAATAAAGTCCATTACATCGCCAACTTTATCGCCAAGCCATTTGGTACCTTTACCTATTTGATCTTTTGTCCAGTTAAATGCCGATGATGCACCGGATTTAATATCTTTCCACATAGTAGTACCGAAATGAAATCTCGGAAGCGTTCCGTTTAACATTGAATAAGTTTGTGCCCCGTTGTATACTTTTGAGCCTTTAGGTAAATACGCCGTAGTATCTGTATTTGGTGTGATTACACGTTTACCATTAGGGAATTCAATCATTTCATTTCTAAAACCATTTGGACCATTTCCGCGTCCCTTATCCCCAACTGTAGCGAATGTGTCACGTGTAATCTTACCGTTCTTAACTAATCTTGTAGTAGTATGTGTGTGCTCTGTACCAGTGTGTAACCTAGGTATTTCATCCATACCTAACTTACCACCGACCCAGTTTAAGCCTTCAATTAATTTATTAAGTCCTTTTTTAATAGCATCTACCATACCACCGATATGATCTTTAATTTTACCAATGATAGATTTTAAACCGTCACGCATGTTTCCGAATATATTACGTACTTTATCCCACAAACGACCAGCTATACCTACTGTATTGTCTTTAATAGAGTTCCAGGTGTTTGACATCCAATTTCTTAATTTAGTAAATATATCTTTCGTCGCATTCCATAAACTTGTGAATTTAGACCTTACACCCGTAAATAACGAATGAGCCTTGCCGACGGTATTGCTTTTGATATTATTCCACGTACTAGATAACCAGTTTTTCATATTAGTGAAAATAGATTTAACACTATTGAATAAGAAACCAAAAATACTTTTTGTTGCATTCCAAATTGCCGATAATGATTTCTTGAAAACGCCTATTATAGCAACCCATATAATAGTTATTAAACCTTTAAGTAATCCACCAAAGTATCTCACTACACCTAGAATTTTACCTACAAACCACAGTTGTATTAAATTCCAAATTAACTGCACAGTACCTTTCAGTATCATTACAATGCCGTCCCAAACGCCTCGCCAGTTTCCTGTGAAAAGACTAGAGAACACTTTGATAATACCCAAAATAATATTAATAGCCCCTTGTATTACACCTTTGATATTTTCCCAAGTGCTGACAATCAAAGCTTTAACCGCCGGCCAAATAAATTGCATCACTTGCCAAATCGCAAACATGATTGGTTTAATAATAAAGTTAAAAATAAATTCAAAGGTTGCTTTAATGAAACCAGCTATATTTTGCAAAGCTTGTGTTATTTCTGAGCCGTTCTCTTTCCAGAAAGAGGCTAATTGAGCGCCTATCTCTTTGGCGAAACCAACGATTGCATCAACTACTTTAAAGAAAGTTGTTCTAATCGTATTAACTACATTTTGTATTCCTGCTACAGTTTCGGGCGGAAATATCTTCTCTAGGGTAACCGCGCCTTTACTATCACCTTTGAATAAATCAAAGAAACCTTGTAACGCTAGTTTAGCTGCTTTAAATGCGTTTGCTACACCAGAGATTGCCTGATTTACAATATTTCTAAAAGTTTCTGAACGTTTATAAGCTTGATAGAAAGCTATGCCAATACCAACTAATGCACCTACAATTAATGTTATAGGTAACGTTAAACTGGATATCGACACACCTAAAATCGGAAATAGTTTAACAAGTGATGCGATTTTAGTTCTTAAAAACGCGAATATACCACCAGCTTTATTAACGTTTATTAACAAGGGTCCTAAAACTGTCATTGCATTCCCCATCACGCTGATAAATAAACCGAACATAAAAACTAAAGGACCTAAAACTGCTGCAAATAATCCAAACCCAACAACCGCTAATTGAATTGACGTTGGTAATTTAGTAACCCATGTCACTACTTTGCTAAAAGCACTTACTATAATCTTTAGTGCTGGTTCTATTCTGTCATAAATCGTTAAGGCTAGTTCTTCTAATTGCGACCTTAAAGTTCTTAATTTCCCACCTAAACCAGATTCCATTGTATCGGCCATTCTTTTAGATGCGCCGGTAGATGAATCTATAGATCTGGTTAACTTTTGATAGTCTTCATCAGAAGCATTTATAATCGCTAATGCTCCTGACATCGCTTCTTTACCAAATATTGTAGCTGCAGAACTAGCTTGTTGGTCTTTTGAAAGATGTTTAAATTTTTCCCTCAGTTGATCTAAAAGCTTTCGCATAGGAATCATTTTCCCATTACTATCTGTAATAGATATTCCTAAGCGCTCCATTTCATTCCCCATAGCTCTAGTTGGACTTGAAAGATTGGTGAACATTGTTCGTAACGCTGTACCTGCTTTTTCACCTTTGATACCCGCATTACTCATTAAACCTATCGCAATAGATGTATCTTCAATCGTGTAACCTAACGCACCTGCTACAGGAGCGACATATTTAAAAGCTTCTCCGAGCCCTCTAACGTCCGTATTTGCCTTCGAGCTAGTTTGTGCTAAAACGTCCGCAAAATGACTACTATCCTTTGCTTTTAAACCAAATGCCGTTAGTCCATCTGTAACAATGTCACTTACTGCTCCCAGTTCTTCGCCAGATGCTGCCGCTAAATCCATAACTCCGCTTAAACCTTCCATCATTTGCTTAGAATCCCAACCAGCAAGTGCCATGTAATTTAATGCTTCAGCCGAATCTGATGCACTAAATTTTGTTGTTGCACCCATTTCGCGAGCCTTTTTCTTCAAAGTTTCAAACTCTTCCCCAGTAGCACCTGAAGTTGCTTTAACTTTTCTCATACTGTCATCGAATTCAATACCTTTTTTAGCTGCTACAGCAAACCCAGCAACCACCGGCGCAGTTACATACATAGTCATGTTACGGCCTACATTTTTCATACTGTTACCAATTTCTTGAAGTTTAGGACCAAAATTATTAAAGTTGGTACCAAGTTTTCCCATTGCAGTATTTAATGCTTTCTGCTCTCTTTGCATGTCTTTTAATTCTTGTGTGGCTTGGTTTAACTCTCGCTCATATTGGTTTAATTTAGCGTAAGCTTCATTGTATTTAGCAGCCGCAGCTTGTGTCTTTGCACTGTTTTCACCAGTTTCTTTACTAAGTTTGTCATAACTATCTTTCAGCTCTTTAGTAATCTGGGCTTGAACTTTTTGTTTTTTACTCAAACCTTCGACTTTTATCTTCGACTTTTCTAATGAATTATCATATCTAGAAAATTGTGATAAATTAGCCGAAAGCTCACGCGAAACCATTTTCATTTGCCTATTTAAACCTGTCACACCTCTATTGAATCCAGAACCATCTAAATCAACCTTTATAACCATATTACCTATAGGATTAGGCATTTAAAAACCTCCTTTCTTCCAAGATGTAAATAAAAAATCAACCTTTAAAGGCTGATTAAAAAATATCTTTAAAACTTTTCGCAGTTCGCTTTGTTTCAATCTTCGATTCGACAATGTCTAAAAAGAAGTGTATCGGCATATTTGCCACTTTTTCTGCATCCATACCATTTTCTATCAAATCTTTAGCTATTTTCCTGTAATTGTTATAGACAGCTTCAGGTGTTAAATCTTCTTTTCTTACTTCTGATTCTCTGTCACGAACTTTTTTGTATCACTAGGTTCCCCGCCTGTGATACGTCCAATTAACTGTCCAATCTTTTCAATACCTTCTTGACCATTTGGCAATCCTTTTTGAAGTTCTATACTAGTGAATTGATTGTCAAAAGCTTCAACAATGAAATCCAAAACTTCTTCTAGCACTTCCATTTGTAAAGCCATGTTGTCTTCGATTTCTTCTTGTTTATTTTTGTATTCTTCTTGTTCTGTCACGCTTAAGTTATTAAATTCTTCTTCTGTTAACTCTTTAAAATCAGAACCCTTAAACGCTTTGTTAAGTTTTAAACTTAATTTTGAACCTTGAATTGTTTCAAACAAAGTAATAATTGGTTTTGCTAAATATTTTTGATATTGAGGCTTTCCTGTTTTTGTAAATCCTGTAATTAATTCAATTGATGTACGTTCCATTATTAATTTCCTACTTTCTTTTTTAGTTTGGCCAAAATAAAAAGAGGGCGTTAAGCCCTCACGTTTACATTTCTAAATTAGATTGTACTGTAACTTGCACTGTGTCGGTCTTCTTGCCTGAAGTCGCAGTAACGGTTGCGCTACCTTCCGCTAAACCTTTAACAAGCCCTGATGACGAAACGCTAGCATACGTTTGTCCTTCAGTTACTGCATAAGTCACTTTCTGTCCAGATGGTTCAGTTGTAGCTGAAAGTTGTTTTGTTTCATCAACTTTTACCGTAACTTGTTCATCGCTTATGTTTACAGATTTTACTTCAACTTTTTCAGTTTTTTTCATTTCTTTTTCTACAGATTCTGTAGTTTGTTCACCACGACTAGACATGAATTCATCATAAGTTTTACCAAATGTCTCCATGAATACATAGTCACGACCTGTAGTGCTTCCTTTTGCATCATAACCAGTGACATGTGAACTTTCATCAAACAAACGATCAATAAAGTTACCTTCTACATCGTCATTTTGGAATTCAACCTTATCTTGTTTTGTTTGACCTTTGATGCTTGAACGTGTGAATTTACCTTTGAATAGACCAACCCATTCAGAAGACTCATCATGATTACGTCTTTCGAACACAATTGCTACATCTGGTGGAATATCCTTAGCTCCATATTTATAACCGCCTGTACCTTTTTTAGCACCATTCAAGAATGCTTTATCGTCAGCAGGAACAGTAACAAATGTTGTTTTAACACTCAATTTACCATTAGATACAGCAGTTGCAGCAACCATATCATCTCCGTAATCTTCTTCAGTATCTTGTGGTCTATCTACTTCAATCTCTTTTAAAAATCGAATTCGTGTCCCAGCGCCTGTTTCCCATTCTTTTTCAGTATCTTTTAAAATCGGCGCATAATAAAAATTAGATACACCAATCGCAATACCTGAAACGCCAGTATCCGCAAAGTGTTGTAAGTTTAATTTTAAAAATCTTGGTGCTTGTTTCAATTTTTCAATCATTTAATTTTCCTCCAATTTCATTGATAAAATCGAGCCTTTTGCTCTTATAATATGTCTGAATGACATGACGTCACTTTCGTATAACGGTTCTCTATAGTAACTTTGAAAATTCGCTTTCTTTAGCGACTCTACTATTTTTTCAGCCTGTTCATTCGGTTCATCCTCAGACCACCAAATATCAATTTGATAATTATACTCCCTAGTAAATTCACTATCATCAGCGTATTCATCAGGGTTAAATGGTAGTGGGTATATCCGCACAATTGGCTTATTGGTTTTTTCGTGAAAATGGTCATCTACTGTATAGTTAAATACATGTGATTCTTCTGTAACATTTTCTTTAATAATTGTATTTCTAATCAAATTAGTAATGTTAATCATTTTTGCAACCTCTTTGCAGTAGCAATCATTGTTTTTAAAACTTTATCTTTACCCTGTTTCTCAGTTTTGGTTATGAATAGTTGCGGACTTTGGTACATCGTTCCGAACTCTGTTGCATGAATACGATGAGAAACACCTTTTGTATAACCTACTGTAACTATTTTCTCGCTTGAGTCTCTATCTGTTTTCACATTAGAGACACCTATATGTTCGCGAGCGTGTTTTTTGGTGTCAGCGAAAGGTGTATTACTTTTTAAAAGTGGGACTAATGACATAGCCCCAGCTTTAATAATCGCATTGCCGTTCAGATTCATTTTTAAAACTGCATTCTTTAAACCCTGTTCAATGGTGTTTTCCTCAATTTTAGCTCCCACTATATAACCACCTCACCATACACACGTAGATAAGATTTATCTTGATAATCCGATTTAACATACTTAATGTTATATCTTTGGCTTTCGTGCGTAATGTAATGTTTGTTTGAGGGTTTATAATCGCCTCTAGGATCTCTGATAATAATAGTTTTTATAAATTTACTACCTGTATTCAAGTTGGTCTGTGTATCAGATTCTTTAGCTTCTCGTATACATGCATAACATGAATATAAAACTTTCGACTTTGGTTTTGCTGGATTACCATTTACTCGTTCGCTGATATCTTGGCAAAAATCGACACGCTCAGTTAATTTGTTTGAATTAAATTTCATCTTCTTCACTCTCCAAATATCGTTCAAATGAATCTCTCAACTTATGAACAGTACTTAAAACCATATGAGGTGCAAGTGATAAATTTCTATCCTGATAAGCGATACGATTTTCAAAATAATAATTAGCCAAAGGGTATACAGCACGAGTAAAAAGAGGGTTACTTTTAAACCAGTCTTCGTATTCAATATAATCATCTGTAACAGCACTGACTATTTCATAAAAAGCCCAACTATAATAGGTTTCTAGTAATTTATCTTCAGAGTTATGATCTATTTTGCAATGCATTTTTAGTAACTTTAGTTCAGTGGTTGTCAATTGCATCAAATCACCTATTCTTCTTTGACACGTTCTAGTATTACACCGTGTTCTTTCAGCTTTTTGTTGACATAATCAGCACGCTTTACTGTCATTTCAACATGTTTACCGCTTTCCAGATATTCCCCTTTTTCTAAGTCAGTATAAGATTTCTTTACTTTGAACATCGCCATAAGCTTTCACCTCTTTATATATTTTTTAATAGGTACTTACGCTTCTAAACTAACGTCTCCAACATTTTTCGTATCTTCATAATTAATAACAATTGCAGATTTTTCATCTAAGATACGGCAATCTTGACGTACAGCTACCATTAAACATTCACCGAAATGCATGTAATCTGTCCAGCCAGCTTGATATTGTGAACGGTCAAACAATACAATTGCATCTTTTAGATTACCGAAAATCAATGTCTCGTTTGCTTTTTCTCCTAACATTTCATCTGGTAAGATTTCAACTTTAGCACCTAGTAAACGTTGTTGCGTTTTTTCTTTAACATCTGGTTGAATTAAGTAATTTCCGTTTTTGTCTTTCATCTTATCTAACTTAGCAAACATTGTTTGAGATACAATAGCAATATTGTGCTCGTAATTTGGTTTGATGTTAAGGTTAACAGCATCTTTCAACCCGTCGATACCTTTTGCAGCAACTTTTTCTAATTTTAATTGCTTGCCACCTTCTCCTTGAGAACCATTTTTCAACACATCAATAATTGCTTGATTACGCGTTGCAGCAATTGTGCGCGCCATCCATAATTTCAATTCTTGTAGTACATTAACTTTGCTATCTTCAATAGATTCACGTGAAATACGGAAGTAACCACGATGCGTTTTAATGTCATAAACCAATTGATAAAACGGTTTAACCGCTAATTCTGGGTTTTCAGCTAATTCTTCAACTTCAGGAAGTGCAGCAACAGATGATTGACGTACAACTGGATACTTACCTGAACCGCTAGGTGCTTTTTTAACTGTGACATACTTATCTAAATTAAATTCGACTTCTTTTAACGTAAGGATATCTGTCACAATCTCTTCCGGAATTAATACGAAACCAGAATCCGTTTTCAAAGAACCGCCTTTAATAGTATTTTCATCACGAGTTTCAAGGTATTCTGAAAAGTCTCTAACTTCTTGTGATGTTACTTTTGTATTTTGAATCGAAATACCTAATTCGTTTATATTCGCTTGTTGTTGATAAGAACGCGCTTCGTTTACAACAACTGGTTGTGGGTCATCCTCTGAACCCCCGTCTTTTTCTTTTAATTTATCTAATTCTTCTTGCTTTTCTTGAATTTGAGAACGTAAATCAGTAATTTCTTGTTCTAATTCTTCTGCTCTTTCTAACTCATCGTTATTAAGCGCTCGCGTTGCATACTTAACTTTCAAATCAATTTGTCTTTTGATGTCTGAAATCTCAGATCGTAACTCTTCTTTTGTTTTCATTTAATTTCCTCCTAAAATTGGCATAAAAAATAGACATCGCTATATTCAGCATGTCCAATGGTTGTATTTGATAATGGTGTTCAACTTCACCAAATCTTATTTAATATTGAATGTTTCTTTAGTCTTAATTCTAATTCTTTTTTACGTTGCTCTTTTTTAATACTTTCAATACTACGTAATGCAGGTTTAACATCCGTATCTTTATACGCTGGATAAGTTACTACAGAGACATCTGTAAGTTTACGAATTGCTGTCAAAGTGCGTTTGTAGATGTTTTCTTGTTCATCAAAACGCATTTCATCGCCTTTGTCGTCAAGCATGAAACCAAACGAACATTGATTAATGTTACCTACGCGCATGTTCTCGTATAAATCACGCGCAAATGTTGTATTTGGCAACTTACAACGATATTTAAGTCCGACATCGTCAGTTTCGAGTTGCAAAGTACCTGACTTTGTCCTACCGATTATTTGCGACGGGATATGATCTACTAAACAACGTACATCAGATAAATCAGTGTTTTCTAAAGCGCGACGCGAAATCGTTTCTTTAAAGCCACCAAGATTTTCAGACCAAGTGTCGAACTTTAAGGCATATCCCTCGATGACCATTTCATTATCATCGTTTGAACGTACTTCAATAATGTTACCAACTCTCGTTTCCTTACTCATTTTCCTCACCTCCTCTTTAGAAGAATGTTGCTCAAAATAATCATGTATGCGTTGTTTGAATATTTCTTTATTAGGCCTGCTGTCATCTTTTTCAAGGCGATTCAAACATTCCTCTTCCGTCGCTTCAACCTCTTCAATATCATAGTCACAATTTTCAAGTTGACGATTTAACGAGTCAGTCATATTGCACGTCAAAAGGTAAAAATTTTCAAAATCTTTATTTGTTTGAGAATCATTTATAAATATTTTTCTGAAACCAGCGATTATATGTTTAGCATTTTCATTATGATCATGAATATCTAAATGAGTAATAGCACGTTGCACCAAATCCCAATCAAACACTACATCCTTGTCTGACAATCTCTTTTGAACCATTGTTGATTTGCCAGCACAAGGCGGACCTTTGATCACAATTAATTTAGCCATTTTCATCATCACCTTTCAGCTTATTATCAATGCGTTTTGATTTATTCATTTGATATTCATCCACCAGCGCAATATTCACATGATTCAAATCAACCCTGTGAATACTTCCGTAACCATCTGGAATCGGTGCCAAGCCATCTCTTTGTCTTATTTCATCAATATTCATTTTTCCTGAACCAATATTGATTTTATCGATTTCAGCTTGCGTTTTTTCATCAACCACACGTATTTCAGTGGTGTCAAATTTAAATTCACGGTTCACATCTTCGTGTTCGTTATTAAACTTGAAATTCAATTCCGCACAAACACAAGTGATATAAGGTTTTAACGTTGAGAGATAATCAAGGTTTGCGTCAGTGATACTCATATTCGAAGTTTCTATACCGAATTTATGCAAAGGAATACCAAACACACCTGCTATCTCTCTTGTAGATGATTTATTTTCTCTAATAAGCTTTAAAACTTCTGTATCAACCTCTAATTGGTCAAATGTCATAGATTCATCTAAAACAACGACTTTACCAGCTTGTTTTGTCCCGCTAAAAGCTTTGTGAAACTCCTCTCTTGCTCTATTTCTTGCAGTCTTATTTTCCAGAACGCCTTTCATCTTCAATATACCGCCCGCATGCGTACCGTTACGTAAGAAATTATTGAGGAAATCCTTGCCGTTATTATCAGATTCAATAGTCCTACTTAAAGTATCTAGTAGTGATAAACCGTTTATACCGTCTAAGGAATAAAATTTAACATCTAGCATGTCACTGAATTTAATATTACGTTGAATTCTTCTACCGTTATCATCTACTCTTTGGTGAAAATAATAAGGTTGCCCTCTTCTGTCTGACTTCAATTCAACTTCTGAGGTTTTCCTAAACGTTAAATTTGTTGGTTTACCGATTTTATCGCGAGCAATCTCGACATATCCATGTGAAGTTAATAATGCGCTGGCAAATACAACTAACTTGAAAATATAACCGTTATACATCGGATTAGGACGATTGTTCAATAGGTTTACAATCTTATTGCCATAATCAATTTGTCCATTCGATATTAACCTAATTGGCATACGTGCTAAATCAGATGCAATCATCATAACTGCAGTAAATATATCGCTATGTTTAATAGCTTCTATACCCTCATATTCGCGTAGTTTTGTTCCTTGAAAGCCAGGTAACGTTTGTACCATCATTTGCAAATCTTCTTCGTTGTATTTTAAATCACGCATTTCAGTTTTATAAAAAATACCCAAGATCAATGCCTCCTTTCTTGATTGCTTTCATGGTTTAATATCAATGAAATAACTATTAAAATAATGCCAGTTGCTAGCAATCCCATGTTCTGACTAAAAGTTTTATATATAGAGATATTCACAATACATAATCCTAATAAAAAAAGGATGCTAACTAAATTAGCAACCAATAAATGAAAGACATCAGTTATTTTATTTAAATTCATACTGTCACCACCTTTAAAACCCAAACTCTTCACTTTCGTATATTTTTGTCCAATCTTCTTGGAACTCATGCATTCTTGCTTCAGTAAAAGCAGTTATTATCGAAATAATAGGGTCTATTTTCTGTCTATTAATTTTCTTATTGATTTTTACATTATCCTCTCCATCTCGAATCAAAATAGCGTTATTGACTGCTGTTGTAAGTAATGTATTATCACTATGTTGTATTCTTTTGTCTGCAACCCACATTCTAAATTCTTTGATCGATTGCGATAACGCTTTAAAACTCTGTCCCACTTCAATAAGCGGCCAATCTAAATGCATAGATTCAATGGTTGTAACAAAACTTTGAGCATTCCACGGGTCATAACAGACGGCTTTTACGTTTAAATCATGCGTTTCTATAAAATCAATAATGAATTCTATAACTTGTTTATAATCTATCATTCCGCTTTCTGAGCGAGTTGTTTCTGCTTCGCCTTTTTCAATCACTAAATTATAATTTATTTTATCTCTTTTAATCTTCTGTTCTAAATTAGTTCTTAAACCTATAAAAGAATGACTATCTAAAAACACACTTTTATTATCAGTAGGGAAAATAAAACCTACAGAGGTTAAGTCGTCCAGCCTTGATAAATCGACTCCTATATAAACATCTTTACCTTTGATATCAGGTGTATTTGTTACTGCTTGTTCCCAATCTGTTATGTCAAGAAGACTATCTTCTCTTTGTGCTTGCCACAGATTAAAATTTTTAATTAATATTTTGTGATACGACGTACCTTTTTCTAATTCATCTTGTATATCAGACTTAATATTTTGTAGAATTGTTTTTCTATGCTCTTTCGATTCCAAAAGTGGCATGGCTTTTATCCACTTCGCTTCATCTTGAACCTCGTCTTGCGAATCCATTTCAGCACAATATACAAAATAATTATCAGCTTTAACTTTACCTTCTAAAATACGTCTAATATATTTGTACTCTTGATACATTTGACTGTTCAAATTATCCCCAGCTGTTGAAACAAGCAATGTCAAAGGGTTCTTTTGCAATGTCATACCCGTTTTAAACCTTGAATACATTTCATCGTCTGGCATACTTGCTAATTCATCTAAAATAGCAACTGTAGGGTCTTTACCATCAACCGCATCTGGGTTATTGGACAGAGGCGCAAACACCGAACTACTTAATACATCTTCAATGTCCGTCTTTCTTACGTCTGTTTTTTCACGGATAAGCTTACTTTTACTACGCATTAGGTTTACTTGTTGACTTGCCATCTTGAATATTGTTTGTGCTTGTTTATAAGTTGATGAAGCTACATAAATCTGTCTGTTGAACTTAGGGTATTGTCCGAAAAGTAATTCGTTTACAGACATACCAGATACAATCAAAGATTTACCTTGTTTTCTAGCCATACTTATGTAAGCTTTAGTAAACATCCTGTACTGACCTCTACGCCAGCCGTACAAACTACCAACAATAAACTTTTGAAATTCCATCAGTGGCATAGGTTCGTTTGTTTTGGGATCTGGTAGCATTTCGACAAATTCAATCGCTTTATTAGCCAAACGATTGTCCCAATAACAACCATTCGGCGGATTCTTTATAAAAGAAAGGTGACGTTTACACACTTGTATGTTTTTCTTACTTGCTAATATTTCACCTGAAACCACCTTTTTTGCATATTGAGTAACATAATCTATCATTAGTCATCACTCGCAAATTTCATATACGGGTCATCGTCTTCTTTTTCTTCAGGAACCATAATACGCAATCGACTATCGATAGTTAAACCTAAAGTATTAGCTGTTTGTTGCATTCGAATACCCGCTTTTTCTTTAACGTTGAACGCTGGATTGACCTTTTTGTTTCCTCTGTCGTCTTCTAACATCAAGTCTTCACGTTCTAAAATTAAACTTGCTTTAACAAAATCGCTATAAAAGCTACAATATTGTGCTAATTGCGCTTTATCTAGGTTTGAAATTGGCAATTCTTGCATGTGCGGTACAATTCTTAGGTATTCTTGTTTCGCTACTTCATCTAAAAAGTGTGGTGGTTCAGTATCAATTTTAGAAAATTTATTTAATTGAGCTTCTTGACGCTCTTTTTCAATAATTTCTTCTTTTGTATAATTCTTATTCGAATTTGACAAAAGCTTCTTCGGTCTACCCGCCATAAATTAGCACCTCCTATTAAAAAACTTAAATAAAGGGAATTCTTCGTTAGTATATATGGGCATCGTTTTGCGAGGCTATTATTACCACCCCCGTTATTTGATGCGGGGGACTTCCCTTCGTTCCTTTTTCGTCTTTTTGTTGTGACATTCAAAGCACAAAGGCTGCAAGTTTTCCTTTTCCAACCGTTTTGACCAATCAACTTTTGTTGGAATAATATGGTCAACCATTTGCGCTTGTCGTCCACACAATCTACAAATATAATCATTTTCCATCAGTACGATTCCACGCAATCTCTTCCATTGACTTGAGTTATAAAATCTTACATACTCTGGATCGTTTCTACGTCTCACATCATTGTAATTATCATTTACATATCGTTTGTGTTTATCACAATAACTTTCATTATGATTAATCAATGTGTTACATGTTGGATGACTACATCGTTTCATGATAGACAATGTACATCACTCCTTGTTCACTTTCTTAACATCTTGCATATTCACCTGTCTATCGTCTTCATCATTGCTAATTAATAACAAGTTTCCTATTACTCCATCGACATAATACTCACTACCATGTAACAATACTTTGTCGCCTTGCTTTATACCATTGTCCACATCGATAGATTGATTAGGTTTGTTCATCATAATAGCGTTAACACTATGACCAGCTATCGCATCTAAGTTAATACCTAGCACGTTAGCTAGGTTAGCTATATTCCATAACGATTCGCTAAGTTCGTTTATCATAATTCCTTTATCTATCGGCACATTACAAAACATATGTTGTTTAATTAGATCTGTGACATTACCTGTAGATTGAGATAATCCTAGACCGTAACAAGTAATAGATTCATTTAAATTCAATTCATCATTGTGTGTACGTGTAGCTATCTCTTGGTACTTTGATATCTCCATTCTCCACCTCTTGTTTATAAAAATAAAAACCCTCACTTAATGTGAGAGTTCAAAAGAAATATAAATGTTTTGCTACACAGCAATTATAATAAAAAACAATATGTAGCATCAAAATTAGTCCGATGTGTACGATGTGTCCGAACTGTCCGATGTGTACGATGTGTCGGTTTCTTGTTGCAAGTTATAAAGTATATTTACTATATCTTTTACTCTAGAATAAAAATTGTCTCTGCCTATATCAAGAATACTCATAATCCTATTATGGCTTTCTCGTTGTTTTAACATTTGTAAAATGTGATAATCTTTTTCGTTCGTGATGTATTCTTCGTATTCATCAATGAACGCTATCTTATTAATCAAGTAATCGTACTTTCTAAGCGCTTTGTTTTTGTTTATAACTTTCACTAAAACTTTATTGCTAGTCGTGCCTTTTGCTTTTGGCATCGCAGATTGATAACCATATTGTGCAATTGATGTACTTTCGTTATCGTAGACTTTACTGTCTATTATGTTCTTCATCCATTTGTAGTTATCTATCATTTCACGTATTTCTTTCCTGTTATACATGCAATACCTCCGATAATATAAATTACTTTTTAATATCGTTGTTCATTCGTTTCAATTCAATCCTGTATTCTTCTAAGCCGTTGTATCCTTTAGTTTTAACTACTTCATCAAGTAGATAATCATTCATATATCTGAGTGCTTGTATCTCTCTTGCACGATCACTATTAATACTGATACAAACTAATAGCAATATAGCAAATACAATAGTCATAGTAATCCACATCACTCACTTACCTCCGCTCGAAAGACGTAATCACTCGGCGCCTCTACATCATCATTAGCCGTCATCATAATATATACTTTCTCAGTTACATACTTACCTAGCTCATACATCGCTAGTAAGAATAATAGTCTTAATATTTGTTTAATCATTATTTATCTACCTTCTTTACTTCGTATAAGACCGGATATAAATTTAAAAAGTGTATTCTATAACCAATCGTTTTAACTTCTACTTTGTCGCCTACTTTTAACCTAGCTTGTATGTCTGCGCTATCAAATTTCTTTTTGAATAGTAAGTCAGAGTTTTCGATGACTTGCTTGTTGTCTAACACAATATAGAACTTGTCTTCTTTATCTTGTCTCTTGTTATATTTATCTGTAATTGTCCCTTGATGTACTTCTTTGTTTTGGTAACTAGCCACTGTATAGATAGGCGATATGACAACAAGCATCAGTGCGATTACGCCGAATAATCGCAGTATTCCAGCAATAAAGATATCGAACCAATCCATATTTTTAAGTTTTTTAATCATCATTGTCATCTCCAGTATCAATTAAACTAGGCATCATTCTTAACATAGCCCTTAATTCATGTTCATTCATATTAGCCATCATAGGACTGTAAAATTCACTGTCTTTATCATTAATATCTTTAATAAAATCATTTTCAATCTTAGCTTTTTCTTCAGGTGTTTTATTTTTATATTTTTTGATTATTTCAGTGTACTTTTTCGGGAATTTCATTTTAGGTATGTTAATCATCATCTGCCTCCTCGAATGGTTTCATTGTCTCAATGTTAATGTCCACCATACCCTCGTTTGGTTCGACTTTTTCAACATGAAAGATACCAATATTTGATTTGATATCGTTTAAGTTGGTTGCTCCATCAACTGGCACGTTCCGCGCCTCGTACTTCTCTTTCGCTTCTTCTTTACTCTCTGCCTCAACAACTGTAAACGTCTGATTATCTCTAGCAGTAGTAAAATGTTCATGTGGTTGTCCTGTTGAATCTTTGAATGTTGTGACTAAGTATTGTGTCACTTCTCATCACTCCTATTTATTTGATTTCAAAATCAACTTCTATTGGAATAACAACGATTTTATAACCTTCATACGATCTTTTGAGTTCATCAAATATTTGGCGCAAACCAATAACATTCATATTTTTACCCTGTAAAATAAATATCTCCTTGTTCCAACCACGATATATAATTTTAGTGCGTTCTCTCACTTCCCCAAAACCTCCTTGACTCGATCTAAGATGTCTTTACACGTATCCTTTTCCTGCGTCTGCTGTTCCATCTTGTCTTTCATGATTCCTTTTCATTTTCTTTTTGTATGCGTCAATGAGTTGGTCGATAGAATAGTAAGTATTGGCGTACAAAAACGGCATTATTAAAACTTGTACAATGCTATTATCAATACCTTTTACAAATTGTTCTGTTAGTGTATGCATTACATGAACAAAATAAACTGAATGTAGTTTAGGTAAAGTAACTTCATTTTCAATCAAATCAACCATAACCTCAGTAGTTTCTTCCAAATCTTCTTCATCAACAATAGTCAAAGTTAATTGCAAACTGAAAGCTAAGTAATCAGCAATCTCATCTAATTGTGTATCTAGTGGCTTACCTGGTTGTTTCTTCCAATTTTTAAAAAACTCAAGTGTGTTAATCCACTCTACAAATTCAATAATCATACTAGCTACTGTGTCATTTAAATTTCTAGTTGGTATTCTATCGTCGAACTCCTTTTGTATTTGTAATAACTCTTGTAACTGATCAATTGTTAATGTGTTAGTCATTTTCCTGCTCCTCCTCATATTTATAGACAACTTGACCCGTCATAATCCCTACTGCTTCATCAAGATAAATATCTTCTTTGAGTGCATCTTGCATAGCATTAGGTAAACCCTCAAGTATTTCATCAAACGCTTGCGCTTTCTTATACACGTCTTCAACCTCTTTTAGTAATCCCTCTGTGTCATTACCGTTATAGGCACTAGCACTGATAATTGATTGTTCAATTTGTTCGCGGTTATTCATCATTTCCATCTCCTCTAAAATAAAGTTGGTTGCTTCTGCTCCTCGTATTCCAAACCATGTTGCTTTATATATGTTTCAAGCTCTTTCGATGTATCAAATGTCTTTTTCACACCTTGCCAACCTGGCACGATATGCCCGTGAAAGTAATAAGTGCCATTTACTACATGGATATGTGCCACTCGCTCGTTATCCTGATACAGATATCTCTTAGAGCCGAAAAATTGGTTTAAGTATTCTTTGCGTGCATTATCTGTCATGATCTACTTCTTAACTTTCACGAATATGTCGTTTTCCATCAGGTAGCACGCATAACGTCCTCTTGGATGCACTTGTGGCACATTAAACAAATGTGGCTCCTTTCTTCTTAGCTCAGCCTCTTTACGTCGTTGCCTAGACATTTCACGCTCTTTGCTCTCTCGCTCCATGATTTTGGATAACACAATTTCTTTATATTCAGCTAAGCGCATACCATAAGGTGCATGTAAGGCTTCTAACAACGCCCAGCCACCTCGTACTCTTTTTGCAACCATTCCTGGAGTTAAACCGTTCTTTTTTATCAATTCATTTTCATGTTCGGTAAATTTATATGGTTTACCGTTAATCTTTACGATACTCATTTATTCCACCTCTATACATTTACTTTTTTAATCCAATCCTCTAATTTGTGCGTGTTGTGATTTCTAGTAAATAGTTCACTTACATTAACACCTAGAGCATCTGCCAATTTATCTAATACATTTAAGTTAACCATCTCAGCTTTTCCGTTTTTATATCCACTAATAGTTGATCTTGATACGCCAGTTTCATTGTGCAAATCTTGGACACTTACGTTATCTCTAGCCATGATTACCCTTAAATTAGTTGCGAATACTTCGTTCAACTTCATTTATTCCACCTCTATATATGCATGTCTTATTGTTATGTTGTCATACTTTAGTAATTCGTCCGGATTGTCATCTAAGCGCTTTGCCAGCGTATCTTTTTCTTTATCCACATCATCGTAATGCTGATATTCAACTTCTGTAGGTATTCTTATATCAATCGTTGCGTTTATATATGCTTGTTGTTGCATTAGATCACTTCATTTCTCTTTTTCTTTTACGTCTGACTTTCACTAAGTCCTCATATACCATCCATTCTTGACCTGTGTATTTAGGCGCTTTACATATCCACGTTAAATTCACATCTCTATACTGATATCTGAATATCTTCGCTTTGATGTTGGCAACTTCAGTCGCCTTACCTTTAACATCTAAAACTTCGACCAGTTTGCCATCCTTCCACAAAGAGAAATCAGCTATATACGTAATCGGTCTTTGTTTCCCAAATTTAGGTTGTAGTTCGAATTTCGGTTGTATTTCGATACGATCATAGTTAGTGCCATTCATATTACTTTCTAAATATTGGTAATATTCACA